AACCTGCGCGGAGCAGACTTGGGTGGAGCCGACCTTATGAACGCAAAGTTTTTTGGCAAGGGCGGTACAACAAAAATAAACAAGAATCAGGTTGACGACTTTCTGAAAGCACTTGGCATAAATATTGTATAGGGAAAGGATGAAGAAATGAAATTTCTATTGATAGTCTTGGTGCTGTTTATTTCTGGATGCATCGTTTGTAATCACGAGTGGAGCGGATGCGATGAAGCGTGTGCTGCGAACGGAGGAGTGCTTTGCGTGTCTATAACTTTTCCAGACAGGCTGTGCGAGTGTGATAATGGTGCAACTTTCAAGATCAGCGAGGTAAAGAAATGACCAACGACGAGAAAGACTTTACGGAGAAGAACAAACTTGCAGCAACGCGTGTGATGGGGTGGACAGTAGTAAAATCACCATGTTCTGCTAGAAACGAACCCCCAAAGCACTACGATACTGGAGGTGGAACATGGAAGGCAAGACCAATATCCTCATTCAAACCCTGCACCTCAATCGCTGATTCGTGGATGCTTGTGGAGAAGATGGAGAAAGACGGAAGATACTTAAATCTACACTATGGGCCAGGAGAGGAGTGCGATGAGTCCTTCGTTATGGTTGAGATTACAAACCCTCTCGTTAGGGAATATGCAGACACAGCACCACTCGCCATTACCAAGGCCGCGATACTACTACATGCCCGTGTCATAGGAGGTCACATGTCTACCCACTGCGAAAAGGAACGACAACGCATACGGCAAGAGATCGACGACCGTATCAAAACACTGAAGTTCTCGTACAACGGGAAAGTGTTTATTGGGGAAACCACCTATAGAGGCTGCTATATAAAGCGATTCGGCCTCACCATCCAAGCCCTCAATCAATCCATCAAGTGCGCCATGTGGTCCACATTGCACGCATATAAACGCTCGTTCGACGTTAGAGCAGACCCAAGCCTCGGAGTTGAGGTCGGCTCAAGTCCTTGCGTTGAGAGCAAGCTACGTGAGATCTGAAAATAACCATTGACGTTTATTGTTTGATAACCTATAGGTGTTTCATGACATCGGCGACCACTCAGACAGGCACGTCAATATCCCGCTCGCGGCCATAGGCCACCTTCGCCGGTGTCAGCCTATGCGCTTGGCGTGCCTATCTGATTGGCTTTGGAGGTGAGTATGACTGTCTCAGAACTGAAAAAGATCTTGGAAAACGCGGTGTGTACTCTTTCTCCTTGACAGACACTCTTTATTGTTTGATATTCCTTGACACACAATAACCGGGAGGGGTTATATGCGTACATGGAAAATTCTTGAGTGGGACGATAAACCAGATGAAAACGATCAGAGGTTTGTCCCATTGGATTGTCAGTGTGGATATGAGGCCGAATGTCCATCCCTTATACTCAAAGATGCTTTAATCATTGCCTCTATGGGGATGTCGTTAGTATTCGATCCACCCGGATACGAACCACCAAAAAACCATCTTCCAAACGTAATCAAGTGCCGAAAGTGTGGAAGAATCTACTCTGACAGGGAGGACTGAATGTACGGTAAACATTTCGCAAGTACGTACACAGGGTCAATGGTTGGTGCTGGAGCAGGAGTTTTTGCTGTATGGGGGTACGTAATTGCACATGTCGTAAAAAGTCGCGTTGAATTGAACCCAAATTTAATCGCAGCAATACTCGGGATGTCGAAGCCCGATGTGATAAGTTCGATAGATGTGCTATCTTCACCTGACCCCTCGAGTAGAAACCCAGAACACGAAGGCAAGAGAATTGTCAGGGAAGGACAGTTTCAGTATTTTGTTCCAACCCATGAACATTACAACGGTATTCGCAACCAAGATGAACGTAGAAATTACAATAAAATAAAGAAACGAGAGGAACGTGCAAGGAAAAGCAATGTCAAGGAACATGTCGTTGACATGTCAGCAGTGTCAGCCTATACAGATGCAGATGCAGATGCAGATGAATCTAAGATCTTTGTTTCTCCTTCGTCGAAACTTGAAAAATCGCCTGTAGTTGGTGAATTTGTGCAAGTTACACCCGTCAAAGGCAAACCCAAAAAAGAGATGACCGCTAACAAGCAACTGGTCATCCACTTTCACAATATACTCTCAGAGAAGCATGGTGGCGGTAAGGCCACAATCGCGTGGCAGAAGTGTGTGGCGGCGGCTAAGAGGGTGCTGAAAAACAATAGCCTCGATGAACTGAAGGCGTTGGCATACGATTTCTTTGAAATGACAAAGGCGGACTATTGGCATTTTACACATTTTTGTTCGACAATAGACAATTTGAAGTGCAGGATTACCTACGAAAGAGAGCATGATCCGTTGGCGACAGTCAGGGGTGATGCTTGAGGAGGGGGAGCATGTTCACACCGTCACAATTGTACATAGGCACCGTGTTCATGGACAACGAGGTGCTGTCGAAGTACCCGATGAAGAACGAGGAAATAGGGATGGAGGTGCGTGATCTGCACACAGCCATGTGCGATATGTACTACCGTACTGGCGAAGTGACGATGGTTGACGTTATTCGCAAGCATCAGAAGTCCTCTTGGTGTCCAAAAGCAACAGATATGATCCTGTGGGAAGAACACGCCATGAGCCGTGGGCTTGCCCGGTCGTACCGTGACACCGCAATTGACGATCACCAGAAGGACGGGATCGATCATATTATCCGACGAGCCTCGCAGATGAACGAGAAGTGCGAGCCGAACGAGACAATCGGGTGGCTACAGTCAGAGATTATTTCGCTGACGAACGTAGAAAGTAAGAAGATCGTGTCCTTGGATGACGCAACGCCAGAATGGTTCAGCCGTATTGCGATGGGAGAAGAGTCCAATCCACGTATCAAGACAGGGAATTACGTGGTCGATGAGGATTTGAGGATCACGGATGGCGGATTGCATATCATAGCGGGCAGGCCGGGGCTTGGGAAGACCACGCTATGTACTTGGTTTATATCGCAATTCATCCACAGGGAGATACCGGTACTGTTCTTTTCGCTCGAGATGCCGAAGACTCAGTTGCTGGACAAGTTCTACAAACTGTGGACAGGTGAGTTGACACCTGAGATTGCAGATCAGGTTCAAGAGAAGAGAAAGATGCCGCTGTACATCGACGACACGCCGGGGCATCACATTGACGAAATGTACGCAAAGGCGATAATGTGTAAAAAGTTGTACAATATACAGTGTATTGTGGTAGATTACCTGCAATTGATACGAAGCCCAACACAGCAGAGCCGTGAACGGGAAGTGTCATACGCTACGTCACGGCTGAAGCAGTTGGCGAGAACTCTTGAAATACCGGTGATCGTTGCGTGTCAGATCAATCGTGAGGTTGAAAGACACTCGAGTACGAGCAAGCGTCCGATGCTGTCACACTTGAGGGAGAGTGGTGCAATCGAGCAGGACGCTGACTCTGTGTCGTTTATTTATCGACCTGCTTATTATTATAATCTGGAGAAGAAGCCGATCCCGGCAGGAGAAGAGAACGCATGTGAGATTATCATTGCCAAGCAACGTACATGGAAAACCAGAACTTTGACATGCAGTGTTGATTTAGCGAGAGGAGACTTCACTGAGTGGGGTGAGGACTTTACAAAAGCAAAGCCATTGGCACGTAAATGGAAAAAACAAAAGGAGGGGTGGAATGGTTATCAAGACTGAAAGACGTATCTCGGTGTACATCGAAGAGGCAGACATCCGCAAGTTGAAGGCCATGCTCTACGGTAAAGGCCAGACGATGAGCGTATGGTTGCGCAAGACAATCAAAGATTACATCGGGGGTACACATGAAGTGGAAGCAGCCAAGCCAGAAGTTAAAGTACAGGAACCAGCCGACGGTGCGGAATGGGTTTAGATTTGATTCAATAACCGAAGCCGATTTCTATTCTTTGCTGTGTTCAGACAGCAAACTATTGCACATCGATGTTCATCCGAAGGTTACGATTGGACCGGGGATACAGTACGCACCCGATTTCATCACGTACAAGAAAGACGAGATACTTGTGTACGATGTTAAGTCTCCACCGACTGCGAAGAAGTATGATTTCAAACTCAAGAAGAAGTTGTTCGATCAGACGCATCCATTTGCACCGCTTATCGTGGTGATGAGGAACGGGAAACATGGCTGGAAAGAAAGCACATAAGGCTGTCAGCAGGTTGCTGGACGCTCCTGTCAAGACGAAGGAGATCGAATCGTCTGTTCTGCCTTCAAAGGTTTCCAAGAAGGACTTGGAGTTGCAGGTTAGACGTTACAAGAAGTGGGGCAACTTCATAGATGCTGCGGAGAAGTGTGGCATGAACCCCGAGCAGTGGGGAGATTTCATAGACGGCATTGCACGGGCAGAAGTTTCTTTGAAGGGCGCAACAGACGGTCGTGCAATCGCTCGAAGAGTAACACCGTTCATGGTACTCGAGATGGCGAGACTTGCAATACAGGCAAAGTCAGAGACTGTGAGACAATCAGCACTCAAGGAAGTTTCGTACATGGGGGGTGCGAAGCCAGTTGACCGGCTCGAAGTGGACGATCTTTCAAAGATGTCCGTATCTCAACTCGATAGTATAATCATGGAGATGGTACAAGATGTCATCAAAGACGCTGAAAGAACTTGGCTTGGGCGAAGAACAGCAGATGAATACGTTGATGCAGAAGTTGAAGACGATGGACGAGGACTCGAAGAGGAATCTGGTGGAGCAGTTGCTGAAGCGGAAGAAGGTAATGCAGTGCAGGAAAATAGACTCCTACCGACCACACAAGGGACAACTCGATTTTCACAAGGACACACGAAGGACGAGACTCCTAGCGGGGGGAAATCAGTCGGGCAAGACGACGGCGGTAGTGATTGAGGCTATTTGGTACGCATACGGTACTCATCCGTACATAAAGGTAAGAACTCCGAATGTTGGACGCGTTGTAACAGCCCTGCCGGGTGAAGAAGGAGTACATCAAGTGCTGTGGCCCAAGTTTCTCGAGTGGCTGCCGCATGGGACGTATAGCGTTCGCAGGAACTCCCAAGGCATCATATCTCGCATTGACATCAACAATGGCTCCAAGATGCACATTATGACCGCAAAGCAGGACGATATAGCGTTTGAGGCAGCCACGCTTGATTGGGCCGCCTTCGATGAACCATTCCGCAGAGAGATATACGATGCCACTAAGCGTGGCCTGCTTCGCGCTAACGGGCATTTATGGTGGTCCTTCACCCCATTGACAGAGCCTTGGATACACAACGACCTGTGGCTTCCTGCGATGAATCACGACCGGTTGGACATTGGCTCATACATTATGACCACGTGGGACAACTGTGAGGACATTGGCGGCTATTTGCCACGATCTGCAATCGAGGAGTGGGAGGCGGAACTGTCGGCAGAAGGCCGTGAGGCACGTATTTTCGGCATGTACAGGCATCTCAGCGGCAGGATATACCAGCAGTTCAATCAGGATAAGCACGTCCGTGAGATAGAGATTGAACCGAAATGGCCCATATGGGAAGGAATCGATCCGCATCCAGCGAAGCCTCATGCTTGGTTTCAATGTGCAATCGATCCAAACGGGGTGATTATTATCTTCAACGAGATATTCGAGAAGATCACGATCTCCAAGTTGGGTGCGAAAATCGTAGACATGAGGGAGATTGAGACAGAGAACTACCTGAACAAGCGTCGTGTAATGGGATGCGTGCTTGATACTCCCGGCAAAATCCAAGGATGGGATGGCGAAGACTCGCCGCGAGATATACTCAAGCGCATGGGAATACCAACGACCATCCCGAGCAAGACAGGTAGAAAAGAAGAATGGATTCAAACGATTCAATACTTTCTTGACTGCGGGAAAATCGTAGTTCATCCAAGGTGTAAGCGGGTCATAGCGGAGTTTAACAACTATCGTCGTAATGCAAAAGGTGAAATTGTGAAGGATTATGATGACATGATGGATATTTTGGGGTATATCGTAATGCAGAATCCCAAGTTTAGATACACTCCCAAGATAATCAAATATGCGGGGGCCAACCGATGAGAGACATAATTGATTTTCAGCCAATTACGTTGAGCGAAAAGAAGAAGGAACAGATTCAACTAGAAATTCTGGATGTGATAAGGCAGGACGAAGACAAACGACAGGTATGGTTGAATCGACGAATAAAGCATTTGGGCAAGTGGGACGATTATTCATCTCCAATCAGGTACGGCAAATACGATTCAATATCCAACGTCCACATTCCAATCACTGAGTGGATGACCCAAGCACTTCATTCGTACTTCCTTAACATCTTCTTTGGATCATCCAACCCGTTCTCAGCAAAGCCAAGAGAAGGTCTTGATGAGATGAGGCTGAAGCGAATTAACCTTATATTCAAGTGGGTTATCCTCGACCTCGCCAATAGAGGCAGGGGCATCTTTGAGTCGCTATCGGACACTCTTTGGAACGCAACGTCAGAGGGCTGGGGATTTTCCAAACTTATGTGGGAGATCATTCTTCGCAATGTTGCAATGTTTGAACGTGTCGATATGGAAGAACTCGCTCAAGAAGCCGAAGCGATTACTGAAGTCGTTGACGTTGAGAAGGACGAGCAGGGGCAGGAAGAAATCAAGGATGTTCGATACAAACAGACCATGAAGGTCAGAGAAGTATTCAACGGTCCAATTATTGAGTGTGTGCAGAACTCCGACATCCTGATCCCCGGAAGCACCTGCTTCCCCGGCGACATTAACGCTGCGAAGTACGTGTGCCATTACGTCAGGTTCAGTGAAGACAAGATTGAAAGCATGATTAAGAACAAAATTCTCTGGTCTACAGAGGCCAAAGAAGTTCTTGAAAAGGGAGAAGACAAGACAGACGCGCAAGAACCCGGAAAGCAATTCGTCAAAAAGCAGGACCAGACCACCGGTATTCAAACAGACGACCGCGATGGTTTTTTGTTTATGGAAATCCACAAGACGATGGACATCGACGATGACGGGATTGACGAGGACGTTGTTCTGTACGTTCATGTCGAGTCTCAAAAGATTTGCGGTGCTTGCCATCTCAACATGCTTCTCCCGACAGACATTGGACGCAGGCCGTTCTACCAGTACGGATACTACCGCAGACCGGGAAGAAGCACGTATCGTGGAGTAGTTGAAACGCTGTACCCGCTACAGAGAGAGTTGTCGATGTTGCACTCCATGACCATTGACAACGGAGTTATCAACAACACGCCAATGGGATTCTACCGCCCCGGCTCCGGCTTTCCAGAAGAGCCGATCAAGATGGAACCGGGCGTATTGTTCCCGCTCGAGCGACCACGTGACGATGTTGCATTTCCGCAGAGGCCACAGGCCCACACGTGGTCTAGCCAACTCGAAGGACAGATATTGCAGTACGCACAGAAGGTGTCGTTCGTGAATGATCTTCAGTTGGGCGGGATGCCAAACCCTGTAGGTGGCGCTAGATCAACGTCTGGTATGAAAGAGATGTCATCCAAGTTTGCCGGGAACGTGTTCAAGATGGTGAAGAACATGACTCAGACATACGAGATCATGTTGTCGGATATGTGGAATCTTGTATCTGACAGGCTTCCGATTGGAACCGCTGTAAGAGTTGGTGCAATCTCTGAAGACCCTGCTTTGTCGAAGGTCAACAAAGAAGACCTTGCATACAGCGTAGACGTAAAGGTCACAGCAAACCCGATGAACTCCGACAAAGACGCAGAACTCGAGACTGCAATGATGTACATGAACATGTTCGGATCGAAGATTGCACTCGATCTCGGGATCGTGACAGCAGCAAATATGTACAATGTTTTCGAGAACATCCTAGAGAAACGTGGCGAGATCAACATCAACCGGTATATCACAGAGCCGAAGGACGCTCAGGTTGCGTGGACCGTTGTTGATGAGTTGAAAGGAATTGTGCAAGGATTGAAGGCTCCAATCATTCCGAACGATAAGCATGAAATGAAACTCGAGGGAATCTCATTATTCGTTAAGTCTGAAGAGTTTAAGGGAGCAATGGACGAAGGGAAGGTCGCTGAGAACTGGGAAGAGGTTTATCAGTATCTGATGGAAGGCCACACCAAGATGGTTCAAATGATGAAGGCACAGGAGCAGCAATCCAATCAGGCGGGTATGCAAGCGCCGATGCAGAAAATGGGAGGGAACCCAAATGGAAGTGGACAAGGTGAAGGTGGACAACAGCAGCAAGGTGGCGCTCCTGCGGAGGGCGCTGGGCAGGCGGCTCCGCCACCTAGTGGCGCACCCGGAGTGGGCGGCGCTGGAGGAGGCGGCGGGCAAACTTAAAATGAGTCTTGCCCAGAGGATGCTGAGTACGGACATTCGTAGTCCGTCGTATGAGCGTGAGATGATTGAACTGAGCGGGAACGCGAGTGGAATGGACCTGCTGTTTTCACAGATTAGGCAAATGGTTGCTGACGTGAAAAAAGAAGAAAACAAGGAGGAGGGTGCAGATGAATAGTGGCGGCCAAGACAACATAACGGAGGTTAAGGATGTTGAGAACGAACCAGTTGAGGGAGAGCAGGAGCAGCAAGAAGAGCAAGAGGTTGAACGGCAATCAAGCGCACCAAACATTGAAGAAATCATCGACAGAAAATTCGGTGAACTACGAGGCGAAATCTCCGGTGTTGAGCGCCGAGTGGGGGAAAAGGTTGAAGGATTACGTAAGCAAGAGGAAGAAGAGTCAATAACTGAGAACTTCGATGCAACCGATCCAAACGACATTCAAAGGCTCGTTCGGGTTGAAGCCTCAAAGATTACCGAGAAAGCACTGAAGGAAAGTGATTCGAATAGAAGGCTTGAAACACAGAGGCAAGCATCTGATGACGAGGCTATTGGCAGGTTCCCTTGGCTGAAAGACACTAAGACACGTGAGTATCAGGCTGCACATGCACTCTGGCAGAAGAAGTTTGGTAACACAAGCGGTCCAATCGATGCTCTCATGCAGGTTGCATTGGAAGCAGACTTTCAGTTTCGCAAGGAGGCTGGCGTGAAAGATGACGATAATGATGTCAGAAGGTCCAAGGGATCGTATAGTGCCGCCGGTGGTTCTCCTGCAAATGTTGGCGAAGTCAGGACCACTTTGACCAAAAATCAGAAGTCATTATGTGAAGAGATGGGGATTTCTGAAAAAGAATACAAGGCTTCAGTTGCCCGCAGAGATGCAAGAGGACCGAGTAAGCGGTAAAAGTTAAAACAAAAAGTTAATGTCCTCCATTATAGGATTTGACTCAACCCGTAATGGAGGATATTTTTATGCACAAAGGGAGGGAAAACCTTATGAGTAAATTAGCGAGTGAAGGCAAACTTCGAGGCCGTCGAAACCAGACGAGGCAGTATCTCGAGGTTCCGAAGGAACTGATGGAAGATGGTTACCGATATGCGTGGGCCAGATACACGCAGGTGACAGGAGAGGACGTTTCTTTGCTTCCAGAGGGGTGGCGACCCGTGAAGAAGAAGACTAAAGTTGAGGGTTCCACACCCGGAAATGAAAGTGATTACAAGGGTTTGGGCAACATTGTTCGTCACGGAGATGTAGCCTTGGTCTGCATCAAGGACGAGGATTACAAAGAAAACCTCGCGGCGAAGAAAGAAAGAAGTGCTTCAATGGTTGAAGGTGTTCGTATGCGTTCCCACAAGGGACGTGGAGTGAGTGTAAGTTCTGATTTCAAACAGGAAACTGAAGTTGTAGGCTAACCGATACATCGGAGGACAACATGGCGAACAAAGATGCAGCAAATGGATTTCAGATTATGGGCCGTATTGGTGGCGGAAGTCTTCGTCTTCGCAAGTATTCACTTGCTGCGGCGAACACGGCAATCGGAAAGAACATGTTGGTCCAAATGACCAACGCTGGCTTGGTTGACATCGGTGCAACCAGCATGGCGACGACGCTTCTTGGTGTTGCAGCGCATTACTGTGCAGCCTCCAAGGGTGGAACGAGCGATCCGTACATCTTGGTTTATGACCAGCCGGACCTCGTTATGCACGCTCAGACGGATGATGGTACTGGTACTGGCACGGCGCAGACGGCCATTGGCCTGAACGCGGAAATCATTGTTGGTGGCGTTAATGCGTACACCTTTGTTTCAACCGGAGAGATCGACGAAGGTTCTGTTACTGATACCTCGACGTTGCCGTTGAAAATCATTGGTCTGTATCCTGACCCGAAGAACGCATTTGGTGAGTTCAACCGCCTTATCTTCACGTTCAACCACCACATGTATAAGTCTGTTGGCGTAACTGGAGTCTAACCTAAACGGAGGATTGCCATGAGTGACATTACGAATTTGACCTCGAATGGCGTACCCGTTTTTGGTATGATTACCAGCGGGAAGTCATTCTTTGTGGACCCTGCGAGGGGTTCCGAAAGCAATACGGGGGAGCGCATGGACCGCGCTCTCAAGTCTGTTGTGACCGCATACGGCCTGTGTCGTGACGGTTACAACGATGTTGTGTATTATCTTGGTGGGTCTTCGTCTCCGACGGGGATTGCAGCGGGTGGCCTTACGTGGGCGAAGAGTTACACGCACTTGGTCGGGCTTGGTGCTCCTACGCGGTTTTCGCAGCGTAGCCGTCAGTTTTGTGTAGGGACTGCATCTACGCCGTTCATGTTCAAGGTGACGGGTACTGGGTGCCAGTTCAAAAATATCTTCATGTTCCACGGTGTTGATGATGCGAACTCGCTGCATTGCGGTTACGTTTCTGGAAATCGCAACTACTTCGAGAACGTTCACTTCGCTGGTATCGGCCATGCAACGATGGATGTTGCTGGTGCAGCATCTCTCAAACTTGATACTGCAACAGAGAACACGTTCAAGAATTGCACGATTGGCCTTGATACGATTGCTCGCGGTGCAGACAGTAGCGAGATTCTGCTTGATGGGAGTTCGTCGAAGAACATGTTTGAAGATTGCAGGATCATTGGTTACATTGACGATGCTGCTCATCCGTTAGTTAAAGCCGTTGACGCAAGAGGCATCGAAGGCTTCACGCACTTTAAACGTTGTTTGTTTGTTGCAACAAGCGAGAACAACGGAACCGACATCAACCAGGTTTTCGATGTTGCACCGTCACACACGACGCACATTGTTCTTCAGGATTGCATGGCTGTTGGTGTAACTGCTTGGGATGGAACTGGTAACAGTAAAATTTACAATAACGCAGGTACGCCAACGGCATCTGCTGGCGGTGGAATTGCAACTGTTCTCTAAAGGAGGCGCAAGATGGTCATGATTAGAGCAAATAGGTTAGACTTATTTTTTGAAGATGCGCTTCCTGCATTAGAGGCGCTGTCGTATCAAGAATGGGAGAACTACCCATCCATGATCGACAATGTGTACAACAAGGTGAAGATCAATCGAGAGATGGTTCAGTACAGTTCTCTCAGTGATCTCCCTGCCGCGCAAGAAACGGCTGAGAACGCGGACGTTCCGTATGTTGACGTGAACTCTGGTTTCAACAAGACGTACATCGTGAACACCTACAAGTTAGGTTTTCAGATGTCCGAAGAGATGGTCGAAGATGATCGCTATCAGGAAATGCAGAAGTATCATCGCGGCCTCGGTCGTTCGCATTTTCAGACGCGTGAAACGCTTGCTGCTGCTCAGTTCAACGATGGCTTCGGCAACACCGGTTATGATGGTGTCGCGCTTTTTGCAACGACTCACCCTCTCATCGAGGGCGGGACGGAAGCCAATACGCTCGCTGCTCACGTCAACCTCTCCCGTGACGGACTTCGTTCGATGATCCGCCTCATGGAAGAAACAACCGACGAGCAGGGCTACCCGCTGATGATTCGTCCGAAGAGACTCGTTATTCATCCGAACGATGAGTTTGTTGCGCAGGAACTTCTTGCGTCACAGGGCGACAGCGAATCCGCGAACTTGAAAACCAATGCCTTCAACATGAAGGGTTTGAATTGGTATTCATGGCAGTACCTCACGGATGAAAACGCTTTCTTCCTCCAGACCGATGTGAAGCGCACGGGCATGAAGTGTATTGAACGTGTACCGTTCAGCACGGAAGCAGGCCGTGACTTCGACAGCGGTGGGTACAAGGTGAAATCTCGCCAGCGTTTCGTGCTTGGTTACGATTCGTGGCGTGGCCTTGTTGGTACGTCAGGCACCACCTAAGTTCTTTGAAACTCTTCGTAACTTGGGGGGCGGAGCGGATTAAACCGCCTCGCCCCCTTGTTTTTTGAGCGATTTGTACATCGACATCGACAGCGATATTTAGGAGGAAACATGGTTATCAGAAGAGGCTATCAGAAGGCCATCCACACAGGCGTGATAGGTGCGAAGGCTTTTGCCGGAGCGGGTACAGATGATGTCACCCTTTCTGGCAATCCACTTGTTGCCGGTACGTACCAAGTCTACAACCTCGCAAATGAGGAGTGGAAGTGGTCCGATGACAACGGTGCAACGTGGGAATCAGACCCGCTTCCAATTCAGGCTGGCGTAACTGTCGGGCCGCTCAAGACTTCTGACGGCATCGATACAGGGCTATACGTCACATTCGCCAGTGCTGCGGGTCACGTAGATACTGAGACTTCAACGTATATTTGCACGGGTCAATTGATCGCTGCGACCATCGCTGCAATCGGGACGTTCAATACAACCCCCGGAGCGGAGCAACTCATCATTCGAGGTGTTTACACCAAGGGTACTGAGGGTGGTGCATACCTCCAAGTGAGTTGGCCGCGAAGCACGGGCGATGCAACAATGTACCAAGAGGCTCAGATAGAAGACATTGGCGGCGGCATCATGGTCCATCACAATAAAATATACCGGCTCGATGCTACTGGGCCGTTTGAATTTGCAATCCCGACGAGAGGTAAGCCGTACTTCAAGGTTTGGAACTACAAGGTTAGCGGCACCCAAACTGGTGCAATTACATGTTGGTCGGAACTGTACTTTGACAGATAAACAGGAGGAAAGATGAGATTCTTAATTGCGTTGTTGCTTACGCTTGTACCTCTTGCGGCTATGGCTCAGTACAGTTCTGGCGAAACATCGAGGTCTTCCAGTGCTTCTGACTCTGGACCGAAGACGATGTACAAGCAAGCCGCTGATCCTGAATATGTTGCGGATCGCGGCAAAATCTACACGAAAGACAATGCTGTAACAGGAAAGGTTGATCTCTACTACATCAATGATGTTGGTGATGTGGTTCAGATTACATCTGGTGGTGTGACTCCAGTTGGCTCTGTGGAGTACGAAGGTTTGACGACTCTCACTTTTGATGGGGCCGCTGCCACTGATTATGATGGTGCGAATGTAAAGTGTCAG